TTGAAGTGAACGGAGACGTCGACATCGCGATTCTTGGAATTGTGAAAGTTCACGATGGTCTCGAGGTTCTCGCTCTGGGACTGGCTTGTATTGTCGTGGAACACCTCGACGCCGATGCCCATGTTGGTTAGAATTTCGCCGACCTTGTTCACCACTCGCCTGGCTTCGTTGACTTCGTCGATGTAGCCGATGGCGCCTCTGACGATCTTGCCGTGTCCGGAGCTAATGACGAGTTTCATGAAAAACCTCCTATTGGGCCAACCACAAGATAACCAAGATGGCGACGATCGCCACTCCTATCGCGATCCACGTCCACATCTTGGCGTTGTCCATTGGACCAAATGTCATTTGTTCACCTCGGATATTTTCTTGATGATCTCCGCACAATCTTCCAAGGTGTTGATGAGCTTTCCGTTGCTCATGGCCAGGATACACTTGGTGCCTTTGGCGAAGTGAGTTCCAGGTTCATTCTCGTAAGCCTCTGGCCTTCTGATGCTAGAGATTTCAGTGATGTTTACGTCGATCTCCTGGCCCGTTGGGCCATGAACGATAATCAAATGAAGGACGGCGGCAGCTACCGCATCCGCTATGACGATCATAATTCACAGTCCTATTCCCCCTTCAAGCCTCTCGGTATGGCAGTAGCGTGAGAATGGAGATTTCTGATCGCCATCTGCCCGGCGCGCTCCTCATAGTGGGTGGTCGGCGGAACGATCAGCTTGGCCGCCGACGTCGGGGTCATGACCAGCGGCGACTCGATCGCCTTCTTCTCTTGATCGACCTCCACGCCGCGGTACTGGACCTCGAAGCACTTGATCGGGCGGTTGACCATGCCGCTCTCAGTGAACGGATGGTTGACCGGTACTCGCTCCGCGTACGCGACCGCCTCGCCGAGCTCGCCGAACAACTTCGCCTTCGTGACGTCGTAGGTGAACTGGCAGCGGCCCTCGCCCCTGTTGTAGTCAGGGTCGTACCACTCCACGAGGGCCTGCCTGATCCACTCGTCGGGTCTCGCGTACACCGGCCCAGAGCAAACGATCGCGAACTTCATCCCATGATCTCCTGTAACTCGTTGGCCCACGTCGAGTACTGAACCATGCCGGAGCCGGTGCCGACGTTCTGGGCCGCCGGCATGTAGGTGTTGGCGGTCATGTTGCCCGGCTTGTCCGTCACGCCGATGCTGAAGCTGCCGATGAAGTCACTCGTGGCCATGGTGTAGACGTTGGCGGGACTGGCGTTGATCTTTCCAGCTATACCGTTGCGGGTCAGAAAGACGGTGCCCTGCATGTTGGTGACGTTGGCTCTCAGATAGACGTAGCCGTCGACCCTGTACTTGATCAAATTGGCGCCGGACCTGCAAGTCCAACTGATCGCAGTGCCGAACGCCGTGAGCGTCGTGTTGGACAGACTTCCACCCGAGGTATTGCCGTTGTAGTAGCTGGCGATCACCGTGCCGGGCTTCGGCGTATTTGGCTGCATGATCTCGATCAGATCAGGAGATACGGCCCAGTTGCCCAGCGTTGCCAAACCGCTCTCATAGTTGGCGTAGCCGACGTACTTCCAGAACTTGCTCGTGACGGCAACGCTCCCGCTGTACCACTGCATGGCGTTGTTTCCCGGAGGCTGGAGCGTGGAGCCTCGCGCCTCCTCCGCCGGACCAAGCGATTGGTACGCGCCGCCAGAGACGAGGGACCAACAGGCCGCTGCCAAGCGAAGCGTGCCGGCGTCGTCGAAGATCGCCAGCCAGAGCCGGAACGCAAAGGCGGTGTTGACCTGGCCCATGGTCGCCGCGGCTGGAATGGTGACCGAGAGCGCACTGGTGAGCTGGCGCTGCACGTAGCCACCACTGCCATTGCGGAACAGGAAGTTGATCGGGTTCGATGCGCTGGCGTCCGCGCCGGCAAGCGTCTTCAGCGCGAACGTGACTGCGTTGGATGCGTGGCTCTCTGCGATCGTGTAACCGTTGTACGCCAAGAAGTCAGACTGATGAACATGGTCCTCTCTGGCGAAGTTGGTCGACGTGCCGAGCGCCACCGTGCCGTCCATGAGCGGGGGATTGGTCGCCGGGCTTCCGGCGCCGGCCGGTCCCTGAATGCCCTGGATGCCCTGAGGGCCGCGGATGTTGCCGGTCGGCGAGCCCCACGAACCGCTGGCGTAGAGATACGTGTCACCGTTGGCGGTATTGAGATAGCTGTCATTTGCCTGAACGCCGGAGATCGTGCCGGGAGCGCCAGAGCCCATGTACCAGAGCGAGCCTCGCACGCCCTGGACGCCCTGAATGCCTTGGAGACCCTGGATGCCTTGAGGGCCGCGGATGTTGCCGGTCGGCGAGCCCCACGAGGTGGTGTATGTGTAGACGTCTCCGTTCGCCGTGTTCAGATAGTTGTCGTTGGCGATCGCTCCCGCTATCGTGCCGGGTGCTCCAGAGCCCTGATACCACAGCGAGCCCCTGGTGCCTGTGGGACCCTGTGGACCCAAGGAGCCGGTCGCACCCATCGGGCCAACTGGCCCGACCAGGGAGGTGCCTGCTGGCCACGCGCCGCCGGCCTTCGGACCGAAGATGAAGTGAGTCGTAGTGTTGATGTAGAAATCGCCATCTCTGCCTACGCCAGCGGCCGGGTCGCCAGTGCCGTACAGCACGGTGTTGCCAGCGGTGCCCGTGGGACCAGCAGGGCCGATCGGACCAGCGGGACCTACAGGACCGACGGGACCCTGAGGACCTATCAGCGAGACCCCGGAGCCTGGCCACACCCCACCAGACTTCGGACCGTACATGACGTGGGCGGTCGTGTCGATGTAGAAGTCACCGTCGTGACCCATGGCAGGCGACGGCGGACCTGGACCGTAAAGTACCGTGCTACCTGGAGTGCCTGGAGCGCCGGGAGCGCCGGGAAGTCCAGGCGGACCCTGCTCCGGAACGCTGATCGTCTCGACCTCAAAGTCAACCGCGACCGATACGTCGCCGGAGATGACGACGTCGGTGTCGAACGAAGTTACGACATCATTCATGTATTACTGCCTCGGCTGGGACCTGGATTGTTGCTCAAGGTGCCAGACCAAATTCTCAGATACGATCCGCCAGGCGTGATCCTGATCAACGAATGCTCGTAGTCTCCGAGCTCCAAATCCTGTTGAAGCTGATCGTGACTGATGTACACCGTGAACTTGCCATTGGGAGGATCAGTGATGATCAGTCCGCCATTCTCCGTGGTCAACAACAACTCCTCGGTCACATCCACAGCTTGACGTCTGATCCCCATGCGAAGCGTGTTGCCGGTCAAGTCGATGGGCGGACCCGGAGTGTTGTCAGGGTTCAACGTCTGATAGATGAAACCGCGGATGAAATCCGCGTCGTTCCAGCAAGTGATTGTACAGATCGCCATGTCAGATCACTTCTTGGAAGGATGGGGCTGAACCGACTTCTGATTGGTTGACTGTGACTGCTTGTAGTTACTCTTGACGCTAATGGTAATTGGAGGGTCGAAATTAGCTCGCTCGAACACATCCTGTAGAGCAGCGTCAGTCTGTTCACCAGCCAAATCTTGAGGCCATCGCGTCGCGGCACCGCCCTCGAGGAAGGTCTTATAGCCGGCATCATTCTCGTCCACAGTCACGCGACGAGCGCTGGAGAACACTCGACCATCGTCCGCGAGCCAGTACCAATCGTGAATGTTATATGGCCGAAAGGTCATGTGCATGACCGGGCCTGGGATGTCTTTTGGGTCTGCTATGTTGCGCGGGTCCATGCGCGGATCGTCTGCTTGATCAGGCATACTGACCTCCTGAAGATAGTGTCCCGGCGACATTGCCGGGATAGTAGTTGATGCCACCACCGTTGCTGTCGATGCAACCATTAAGCTGCGCTGTGTACTTCGTGCCAGTAACGAGCCCAGGATTGAGTATGCTCGACCACGTCAGACTGATCTGGGCCGCGTGGTTCGCGACTACGAAGTACGAGATCGAGACAGCGACCATGATCTGGAGCGCCGGGAGATCGAGACCGTTCGACCCGATGGTGCCGGTGTTGTTGGCGTATGCGTGAGAGCCGCCGGTCAGCGAGTTACCCGTGGAGCTACCGGTGATTTGTATCGTGGCGCGAGGGATCACGTAGGCTCCGCCGCTCTCATATGTGTGCGGGCCAGAGCACGCGCCGAAATTAAGGTAGGCGATCTGGAGGCGAGTGGAGTAGGCGATGTTCAGGCCGGTCAAGTTGTCGCCGCCGGACGTGCTGCCTCCCGACGTGACCTTCATTCCGTTGATGTACTGGGCTCCTCCGAAGCTCGCGATGCACGCGGAGAAGTTCACACCGGTCACGGTGACGTTCGCTGGGGTGGTGTTGTTGCCCTGCCACGTCACGGCGCCATTGCCACCAGGTGACGGCAAGGTCCAGTACGGATAAGACACGCTGTCCGCGATGTTCACCGTAACGTTGTAGCCGTTGAGATTGTACTTGTTGATCTCATTCGACGCGCGTTGCAACGTCTTGTACGGCCCGTGGTTGGTGCCGGCGGTGAACGTCGCAGTCGAACCGTCATAGTTGGTATCGTCGCCGGTGCCATAATTCACGTAGAAGATTTTCGGAGCTAGCAGGTAGATCGGACCGCCAGAACCTGAACCGCCTCCAACCGTGGACGACCAAACAAGTTGGAAGTTGGTGCCATCGAAGATGAAACACACTACCGAATTGACTTTCAATTCGCCAGATGTCAATTGAGAACCATCGATGTGAACGATCGACTTCGGTCCGAGGGCACTAACGTTGAGCGTCGATGCGCCAGTGTTGGTGTTCGCGATTTTGGTAACGACCGTCATGTACTTGAAGTACGCGGTCGGAGCCGGAGTCTGAGTAACCTGATACTGGTTGCTCGTACCAGCGTCATCATCCGAGTAAAGCAGCGTGCTCTGAACCGATCTGGAGAGCTGATGAAGATCAGAGTTGGTCGGCGTGAGCAGGGCAGCATCCCTGATCAGATTGACGATCTCTCGCTGAGGATACTCGATCGATGCCGCAGGAGGAATCGAGCCAGCCGTGCCGGTGGCAGGGTTTCCATTGATGTACGGAGTATCGCCATACGTGACCTCTGGCGGCATTCCATATGGCTGATTGTATTGCATTATGGGGTCCCTTCCATCGGATCGCCTGGATGAAGATTAGTGTAGTCGTACACGATCTGCGTGTGAGCCGGCTTCCATCTCTCCAGGATGCACTCAAGGTCTTGAGCTCTGCCTATCCTCAGGTGAGGGTCAACTCCGCACTGACCAGATGCGCACCGAAACCACTGGAGATTTGCGGTGTACGTATGAACCGTCCAAAAATATCGGTTCTCTGGAGGACCCAACCCGTAGTTAGGATATTCGGACAACTCTCCGTTCCCAACTGGCACGCCCAGAGGATTGCAGACCGGCAGAAAGCCTCTGACGAAATTATCGTTAAAATAAGGCGCGCTGCCGTCGCCGTAGACTCGACTGTCACCGACTCGATCCATGCCGACCATGAACGGACGATATTCCGATATGGTGATGGTGTAACCGAGCTGCTTGGCGAAATCGATGTAGAACTGTCTGGACTGAGAACCCCACAGCGTCATGCGAGCGACGAGAGCCGCCTGCCGCTCCGCTATGGTTTGAGGCGCCGTGTAACACGGGTCCGGCAAACCCCAGTTGCGCTCCCAATCAGGGAGGAGTTCAATTGTTTTTCTGGGATCACTCTCGCGTTCGAGAAGATCGGCCGCCCTGCCATCTACGAAACCCCAGTACTGACACAAACCGTCGACGGTCCCAAAGAGCACGCTGTCGAGAGCGTGCTTCGGCCAGGCTTGCCCATTGGGCAAGAGGTTGAAGAACGCCTCTCGATAGTCGTCTCCGCTTCGCCTGACGTGACGATCACTCATAGAGGATGGTCCCGAGTACGGCCATGTGGCCCTGACTTGCCATCACGTAGTCGGTGTTTGTCACCAGCTCGAAGCTCTGAACGCTCGGAGCATTCATGATCGCATATGACACCCAAGCGGCGAAGATGGTTTGCCCCGGAGATGCCTTCACGAACAACATATTATTCAAACTCTGTTCGACCTCCGCCTGGGTTTCCGTGGTATCTGGCACCAGATTGGCGATGGTGATGTCGATGAACTGTTTGATGGGAGCCACCACGTAGCAGTCCTTGACCGTCACCGGCCTTACTGTGTCGATGTAAGCGGCAACCGTGTTGACGTCACCTGTGGTTGGCCATCCGTCGTCATCGGCCCGAAGGTCGTCCATGAGAAATCTGACGGTCATGGTCCCGATGCCCATCTCGTTGGGATAGGACCAGGCTCGAGTGACGCCTGGAACGGCCAGCGCCCACTGCTCATAGTCGGTCTTGTCGCCGCCCATCGGCGGCATCTGGATGCGACGCAGGATGCGGTTTCTCAGCTCTCCGTCGGTCTCTGTATCTGTGCCACCGTCCATCGTCACGACCGTGGCAGTCCCGTCGACACCTGGCGGAGGAGCCAGGAACGCCATGGTGTCCTCCGGCTCCATATTGCCGACGGTGCCAGCAGTCAAGGAGGTGACAGGCAGCTGGGTCGGACCTGTTCCGACCACTATCATCGCCGTGGTCTGATACGTAGCGTTGACGGAGCTTTGCCCAAGAAGCGTACCAGCCGGAATGACGCTGCCGTTGACGCCCGTGGCAGCGATAGCGCCACTCGCTAGCGTCGCCTGCTTTCTTCCCGTGGTGCCATCGGCGTTGACCAACCAGATGTCGCCGTGGCGATCCAGCCACTCGGTCTCCGCGGTGTCCGGAAGCAATTGAAGCGAGAGCCAGTCGATGTATTCTAATGTAAGGAAACACAAGGCGCCTTGGACGTCGCTGACTACTCTCAATACGCTGTTGGGCACCGTGGCGTCGCTGCCAGGCAGCGAGCCGTGAATGCTGTCCCTGACCAGCGAACGAACTTCTCTGAGAGTTGGCGTATCCCAAGGCATTACGGCATGATCCCTTGCCAGAGCATCTGATACATCAGATCGATCGCGGCAGTTGGCCCTCGATAAAGCCTGATGACGGCGTCGATCGACTGCTTGTCAACCCTCATCGACATGATCTGGTAGCGAGTTGCGATCTTGCGATCGACAAACGGCTGGATGGCATCGCGAATATAGTTCATGATCAATGTCTGAGTAGAACCATACTTTCCTTGCGAGCTTTCAATTGCACTACGTCGCATGAGCCAGAGCTTGGTTCCGATCGGCCATCCGTTCCAGATGACATCTGCATCAAGATCGCCCCACCAACCTTCACGGTTTGTGCTGTCAGGATCAGGCAATCGATCGTCCAAGCTTGCGAGAGCGTTAGTGCCCAAAGCGACAACAACTGAGGTAGCAAGAGCCATTGTGTCATCGAGCGTCCCATCATCTAGAAGTTGCCAATCGATCGTGACAGAATACTTGGGATAATAAGTGTTCTGTACGGTCCTGATGTCTACGGGAAGCGTGGTTGTCATGCGATCCTAGCCTCTAGCTCGCGGAAACGATCATCGATGTAGCGCTTCAACTCGGCTATCTTGTCATCTATGTAACCCTTGGTCGCACCTTGCTGACTTGGATCAATCGGTGCCGACTTGACTGTTGTCACTTCTCGAATCGGCAAAGTCATACCAGGCGGCAACGTCACGCCAGGCGGCAACGGAGGCATCGGCAATGAAGGAATTGACGGAAGAGTGAACCCGAGCCCGCTGATGATGCTATCGATATAACCCTTGGTCGCCAGATGCATCGGAGACGTCGGAGGCGCCGCGGTGACCTGCTGCATGAAGTGTCCGACACCGCCAGTGAATTTGTTGCCGAAAATCTGCACCAGCATCCCACTGGCCATTGTTGTCGCGCCACTGAACGGCTGAAACTGGTGGGTGACGCTCTTGTGGTTGATGTTCTTGTCATGAACAAAGTCGTGCGTGTCGTTGTTCATGTCCAGATACTTGGTGGAGTTCTGCTGGTAACGTTGCTTCTGACCTTTCGATTGTCCACCGCTGGAGCTGGTGCCACCTCCGCTGCTGCCGGCATCGAGCGTACCGGCCGAAGCTCCACCACCGCCGCCCTGCTGCTGATCCGGCGGAGGAGCCAGTTGAAGTTTCAGCTTCTTGTCGGTACGTCCTGTCATGAACATACCGTCGGTGTTGAGATGAAACTGATGCTGCAGATAGTCGAACATCGCGACGTCGCCCTTCTGCAACTCCTTCAGGCGAAACCGTCGATCGTCCATATTGCCGAACACCGGGAAGCTTCTGTTGCCGCCCATGAAGCTGACGAAGGTCTCGGCGCACTCCTGTATCTTGCCATCAGAACCTTTGGTGGCATCCCTCACTACGCTGGTGAAGCCGTAGTTTTGAGGAGACTCGATCGCCTTCCTGGCCTCGTTGGCCATGAAGTTGCCCTTGCTCTCTTGCATGAGCTTGCTGTCATCCACCTCAGGAACAGTGACCCTCGAGCCTCCGGCAACGTAGGATCGAAACGAGGAATTTGCTGGCGTAGCTCTATGCATCTCTTCACCTATGGTGTCGGCACTATCTTCTCTCCAGGCGCCACCGTCTCTGGCGGCTTAGTCGCCGTGGAGTTTTCTGACGGAGATATGTTCGCCTCGGCTCCATCCTTCAAAGCCCAAGGCTGTAATAGATCAAGCTGGGTCATGGTGCCAGAATTGTTGTCCTGAGTGAACGTGACCTGTTTGATCTTCATCAATTGATTGAGAGGACACATCGGAGAATAGACAAAGACATTGTCTCCAGGCATCCACAGATTGATGTCATCCCTAAACCAGCCTTGAACGGTCACTGTCAATTCGACCGTCGGACCCTCGTGCCACAACGCTTCGTTCTTGGCCCTGTCGATCACTTCTTGTTGGTTCTTGACCGGCTGCTCGGAAGGCGTGTGAAGCATGCTGCCTGCGAAGCCACTCCCGCCCCAACTGGCCTCGAGCTCGCTGGCCTTCGTGTAAGCGTTGTCGTCGCTGGCGGCACTCTGAGCCGTCACCTTGTATTCCGTAAAGGCGATGTCCTTGTGAAATACACATTGACACGTCTTGATGTTCTGACCCTCGATCAGCTGAGTGTTCAGGATCGGCATGTTGTGATCGCCGATGGCCAGGAAGTTTCCCCAGCCGTCGCTGCCCATCATGATGCCTCTGGGCCTGGCGATCCGCTCGAGAAAGTCCCAGACCGGCTCGCCAGGCTGGTTCTGAAGCTTGTCAAACGGAATGCTGTTGAGCGATCCTACCGGAATGACCTTGATGCCATAGGTGCCAGCGACCTTGTCCGCCACCTGCTTGAAAGTCATCCCATCGAAGCTCCCGGTCGAGGTGTTGACGCTGCTCCTCGCAGCCGGCGCGGTCCAGCTCTTACCTTGAAGCTCGATGCCATGGCGATTGGCGTCGTAAGCCACCTGCCTGATCTCGAGATAACCCTTGATCACAGGCACTCCACCCAACATGATCTGGCACGGCGTGCCAGGCATAAACTGAGGACTGAGAAACCAAGACTGAGCTGTTGGCAATGAGAAGTTGGTCGGAGCGTCTCGTTCAACACTTGTGAATTTGAAATAGTGAAAAGGATCGAGCCACCTCATTTGAACGAACACGCTCTCCCAATCCCTGAAGTCTACACCTCCAACGATGAGCGTGGCCTGTTCCTTGCTATCTATAGCATTCCCAGGTCTGGTTGGCGTATCCAGAATGTCGGTCATGCTGACAACGCCTGACCTTCCATTGGACAAAACGCCGGGTGAACCACCCTGTTCTCGTTGCGTATCTCGTCATAGCGGCTGCCATCCCCGTAGAGCCGCTGAGAGATGACGAGGCTCGGCAGCGGAGAGGCGAACCAATAGTCAACCATGCTCGGCAACGGTCTGGCGGTGGTTACCAGATGGTTGATGATCGCGGCCCTCAACTCAATGATGCCGCGATAATCCATAGGGTCCATGGTATCGGCGGCAACCTCCTCCGCCTTGTTGAATGGAATTTGAATGGCGTCAATCAGATCATCGACGTCCTGGCGACTTTTGAACACCATTCCGCCTATGATCTTACCCTCTTGAGCCAGCGTGAAATTGATGCTTCGATCTCTAACGATAGTGGCGCCAAGCGTCTGAGGCGTTTCCGCGTCGAGCAGTATTCTCACGATCTCCATCTTCGGCAAGGTGGCTCCTGCCTGCCTGGTCAAATCGAAACAGCTGTTCAACGGTTGACCCATCTGATCGTAGTAAAGCAGCTGAAGCGAGTTTGCGATGGTCCAGCCTATCATCATCTTGGCGTTGATCGCAGGTTGCCCAGTGGCATTGTTGATGGCACCCAGCAAGTTCATCAGCGTTCGCTGAACGATCCCCTGAGCCTCTATGGCATCAGCTTTTTCCATTCTACCACCTTGCAAAATTGAACGGAGCAGAAAGCGGAGCAATCCCGGAAGCCAGCTTCTGAGCTGACGTCTGAGTCGTCGGATCACCGAGCCCAAGCTCATTTTGAGTGTTCACGGTGTCTGCAGCGCTGTTCAAAACGGTGTTGGTATTCTGGCTCGGCGTGAGAAATTGCGGCGGAATGCCATACTCCGCAAACTCGATGTCGAACGTGCAGTAGCCGCCGAACCGATCTTCTTCGCTCAATCTGTAGCGAGTGACGACCACGTTCTCGGATGGCAAGGTCGACAAGATCAGAGTGCCAGGACCTTGAGCCTCGAGAGCCGTCAGCAAGGCGTCTCTCACCACTCGATAGTCGATGTTGTAAAGATCACCTCGCTGACCGTCCAACGTGTGAGGGTTGGTGATGCAATACGCTCGGATGGTAAAGCTCTTGGCCTTCCTGCCCATATCCTCCGAGTATGGAATGTCCTTCTTCGGAAACTCGTGCGTGATAATCCTACGACCATTGTCTCTGCTGGTCGCTTCCACGAAGAACGGGGCATTGCGATAAGAAGCCGGCACCCAAGCGTCCCTGAACGGAAGATGGATGTCCATGATAGTCGACATTTGTCATCCCTCTATGGAGCTGGAACCGGCGCGGTAGCCTCTGGAGGACCAGTTTTTGCCACAGCCATTTGCGTTGGTCGATCCGCCTCAGTAGGCTTGAACAATCCCTTGCTTCCAAGCGTAGCGTCACCCTCGCCGCCTGCTATGTTCACTTTCACACTTCCAGCAGCATCAACCTTGACAGTCTTGACAGAACGCTTATCGATCATGCCTCGATCGGCAATTGTCTGATCCTCACCCTGAGCGATCTTTTCTGCCCCACCTAAAAAGGCGGCACCGGCTCCAGGATGTTTGCCAATGGTGGAAAACCTCCGTCCCAAAATTCCACCGCGGAGACCTTTAGGATCGACCGCGGATTTTTCCGAGTCCCTGACGAACGCCTTCACTGACGCATCGACGTCGTACGCATTTCCACCAGGCACCTGATTGTGTGCGTATTGAAACACGCCGAATGATCCACCGGGATCGCTCAGGTTCTTGACCTTTGGATCAAAGCCTGACTCTGAATGGGCGACAGAAACGCCAAATTTCGCCCACTCCTCCGGCGATCCTGTCTTGATGCCAAATTGCTCACCGCCTGGAGGAACGACGCCTTTCAAATTTGAATTTCTGAAAGCAGTTAAAAGTTTGTTGTACAGCGCTCCGCCGCGACTCTTGCCACCAACAGCTGAAGTATCAGGAGCTTCGCCACCACCAACGACCGCAGCGCCGGTAGTTGACCCAAGAACACCTCGAGCTGGAGCGCCAGCGGTAAACGCATCAACTGCGCCTTTTCCCAACACTCCTCTCGGCGCTACGCCTCCTGGAGCACCCAATCCGAACTTTTCCTCCGCTTCCTTCTGAGCCGGCGTTCCCATGTAAGGTGTCGCGCCACCTCCAGGAAGGCGACCACCTCCACCTGGCGGTGGTGCAGCACCGCCTCCACCGCCTCCACCTCCTCCTTCACCAGCTGTGGTCGGAGCGAAGCTGCCGCCTGTCGACGGCGACGGCGTTCCACCACCGCCTCCTCCGCCTCCGCCAGCTCCGCCAGCTGTGGCCGCTCCACCGCCCAGAGTGTCCATCTCTTGTCTGGTGAAATAGTCATTGAGCTTCTTCAGCTCGCCAGTGTTCT